TTATATCAATACTTATGCAACTGGATTTCCTTTTCGCATTACCACTGACTATTACACAACAACAGAGATACCTGATCAAATAAAAAAAGCTCAGGTTGTTTTAGCTGTTTATTTGCAAAACAATCCAAGCGGTATTGGTTTAGGTGGTTTAGAAGATTTTAAAAATGTTCAGATTGGAAATTTGAATGTTACTCCTAATTTTTACGGGTCAGTTGGTGCAGATAGAATACCCCCAATCGTTGAAAGATACTTCACTGGTCTTAGAATCAGTGGACCCGGAAACGTAGCCATCAAACGGAGCTAATCATGCCTTACGACTATCCAGCAGCATTAATCATCACTGACACAAGCGCACATACAGGGCGTTTTGGAAAAGTTCATGCTTTAGCAGATGCTTCTTGCACTTTTGTCTCTGAATCTTTGACCGAGAATGGTTCATCAACTATTAACGGAATAACGATGAAAGCAGGAACAGAAATAGAAGGAATCATCATTACAAGTATTACTTTGGCAAGTGGTCAAGTAGTTGCTTATCGTTTGTAATGGGTCTTGCTTCTTCTTTAAAAAAAGCAGCATCTAAGAGTTTAAAAGCTCTTGGTGGTTCTGTAACGATTAGAAAAGTAACTGCCGGAACTTACAACACAACAACAGGAGCAATTAGCGAAAGCACAGCAGATACAGTTGTTAAGGGTGCTTTGTCTGATGTTAGTAATTCTGAGGTTAATGATTTAATTCAAGCAAAGGATAAGGTTTGTATTATTTCAGCAGGTGATTTGGATTATGTACCAACACCTAAAGATCGTGTTGTAATTAGCTCAGTTGTTTATCAGATTGTGCAGGTCAACACTGAGGAACAAAATAATACCCCAATTGCTTTTACTTTGTTCTTGAGGTCGTAATGGTTAGACAAATAAGACTTGATCAGATTGATGATGTAATGGCTGAGGCCGTTCAAAAATTAGTTAGAACAACGACTTTGGAATGGTCTGCAAGGGTGAAGAAAGCAACTCCAGTCGATACTGGACGCTTGAGAATGGCATGGCAAACAGACGTATCAAAGCCATACACAGGAACAATTTTGAATAATGTTGAATATGCAGAACCAGTCATTTATGGTCAAAACTTGCCTCCTTCATGGGGCGGGCAGTACCGAACAAGACAAGCGACAGTAAAAGGTTATCCAGAAATTATTGGAAAAGAATTGGAAAATTGGGCTAGAGGTGAATATGAAAAAATCAAAAGGAGTATTTAATGGCAGCCGTTGACCTAAACACAATCAGATCAACTATTGAGGCACGATTAGCTACAGAGCTTGCAAGTAGTCCTGTCATCCCTGTTGTATTCAATAATATGGCTTATGACTCAACAGGTGTTGAATCGTTTGTCCAGTGTCAGGTTAGTTTTGGTGCTAATGCTTATTTAAGTCAATCAACTGATTCTCATAACTCTGTTGTTGGTCTAATTCTTCTAAATACTTACACCCCAGAATCGACAGGGGCAGGAGCAAATTTAACCATTGCAAAAAGGATAAGAGATTTATACAACCGTCAAACAGTTTCCAGCGTAATTTTCGATGCACCTGTTGGGCCTGAAACATTAACGGGTGGACCTGATGGTTTTTATCAGACACAGATTAGAATAACTTTTGAGATATTTGAAAATCTTTAATCATGGAATTTACGGAAGAAATGCTTGATGCTATTGAAGCTGTAAAGGGTCGTAGAGATCCAGCTTATTGGGATCCTCGTTGTAGGAGATACATGGAAAAAAACAAAACAGCCGTTAAAAATGTAAAAGATACTAAAAAAGGTTAATATAGCTGTAACAACTTTTTTTTATTCTCATGGCCGTTCTTAAAGGTGATGTTGGTAAAATCATGTTTGAAAATGCTGGCGGTACTGAGGCCGATATTGCAGCAACTAGATCATGGTCTTTATCAGTTACTAAAGATACTCACGAAACAACAAAACAAGGAGATACTTCAAAGTCTTTTATTGGTGGTTTAATCTCTGGAGAGGGTTCAGTTGAACTTTTATATGACAATGCAGGCAACTCTGATTATCAGGCATTTATTGATGATGTTCTAGTAGCAGGTGATGCAGGTGATGCATTGTTTGAGTTGTTTCCTGATTCTGCAGCATCAGCAAAGAAGATCAGTTTTGCTGGCATTATCACAGGCGCAGAGTATGGAGCCACTCTTGGAGAGACTCAAATTGTTAATGTTTCGTTTATTACTAACGGTGCTATTACCAACGCTATTTAATATTATTAAATAAAGGATCCCTAATTTATGTCAGCTAAAAGAACAGTAAATCTAATCACTGAGGCTTTCAGTGATGAAATGTCTAGCCGTCGGAAATATGAGCTAAAGAATAGAAATGGTGAGACAATTGTTGATTTATATTTTCCTCCATTAACGAGGCACGATAGGCAACGGGCGCAATCTTCAGCAGGAACAGATGAAGCTTTAACGGTTTCAACTCAATTGCTGTGTCAGATGGCTGAACTAGAAGATGGGACAAAAGCTTTTGCTAAGGCTGATGCTCCAAATTTACAGAGAGAATTACCTGAAAATGTATTGAATGAAATTGAGTTATTTTTGTTTGATGTTCAGATTGATTTAGATACAGCAAAAAAAAGTTAAAGGGGAATAATTGGCTTTACTTTGAATTTTTCCTAGCAACAGAATTAGGCCAAACGGTGAGTACTCTTAGGTCATCAATGACTGAGGAGGAGATTATTTATTTTGCTGCTTATTACGAGATAAAAGCGGAAGAAGAAAAAAGAGCAGCAGAACGAAGCAAAAGGAGAGTATAAGGTTAAACTATATGAAAAGGTTTGTGTAAGTAGTGGCTCAGTCAAATGTAAAACTTACGGTTGATGCAAGAGGGGCAATATCTGCTTTAAACAATACTTCTTTAGCTACAAATAAATTATCAGCAGCAGCGAAGGGGACAACAGCATCTTTAGCAGCGACATCAACAGCAGCAAAAGGGTTAGGAGCTTCAATGATGGCCACACTGGGGCCGTTTATTGCTTTAGGGGCCGCACTTACAACTGTTAATAATGCATTGAGTAGTTTCTCAAATAGAGAAAGGGATATAAATATTCTTAGACAAGGTTTAGAAAATCTAGATAGCGGAACTGATACTTTGAATAGATTGCAAGAAGCGGCAAACAAATTAGGGAATCAGACTTTATTTAATCAAGATGAATTTACTAGAGGTTTTAATTTATTAACAAGTTTTAGAAATATAGGGGTTGATGCATACGAACGAGTAGCTCAATCGGCTGCTGATGTTGCTCAAGTCAACCAAGTAGATGTTAGTACGTCCTTCATGCAATTAGCAAAAGCATTGCAAGATCCAGAAAGGAATTTATCTGCGTTGAATCGCTCTGGTATTGCTTTTACTAAGAGTCAAACAGAAATGATAAAGACGTTAATGAAGTCGAATCGAGTAGCTGAAGCTCATACCATGATTTTAGATATTGTTGATGAAAGTTATAACAAATTAGCTCAAGCGGCTGCAAAAGGTTTTGCTGGAGATGTTGATAGTTTAACTGAGGCTTGGAGTGATTTTGGAGAAACTTTAGGTAGAGCAGTTCTTCCTGTTTTGCGTCCAGTTGTTCAAGGGATGACAGCTTTACTTAATTTTCTTAATTCGGCTGGAGGTAAAGCGACAGCGATTATTGTGGGCATCACTTTAGCGGCTAAAGGCTTATCTGTTGTCTTGCCTCTTTTACACGCTAATTTTCTTGCAATAAAAGTTTCAGCACAAATTGCGACAGGTCAATTAGTTGCCACGCAAGCAACACTTGCTGCAACCTCTGCTGGATTTGCTACTGCTACTGCTGCTGCTAACGCTTTTAAAATTGCTTTAGCAAAAACAGGAATTGGATTAGTAGTTTTAGCTTTGGGATTTATGACGGCTGAAATTATTAAAGCTAGTGATGAACAAAAAAGATTTAATCAAATATTAGAGGAAGGTAGTGCCGCAACTGTAACTGAAGAAATAGAAGCAACGACGGCAAAGCTTGAGGCTTTAAAAACCAAGCTAAAAGAATTGCCTGAAGTAATGCCATTTAAGGAATTAACAGTCGAAGCTTACAATCAACAAATAGAGGAAACTAAGAAAAAACTAGACGGCCTAAATGAAAGGCTTGTCATTGCTCAAGGTATAGAACTTTGGAAAGAATTTGATAAAACAAAAAAAGCAATCCACGCTCAAAATGCTGAACTAGAGACAAGCATTGAAAGAGCCAAGTTATTAACAGAAGAAGAACAAAAAGCTTTTGATCTTAAACAGCAAAGCGTTGAGTTGATAGAAAAATATGGAGAAAAGTTGGCCGCTCCATTAATTGAAATTTTAAAAGAAAATCAAGCACATGAAGCAACTATCGAAACAATCAAAAAGAAAAACGAAGCAGCGCAAGCATTAAAAGATCAATATAAAGCAATTGGTGAGACAATTAAATCAGAAATTACTGACTCTCTAAAGTCGGCCATAAAAGGAAGTAAAACATTAGGAGAGGCTATGGGTAATGTCTTGAACAGTATTGCTGACAAGGCTTTGGAGGTTGCTTTGAATATGGCTTTATGGGGGTCGACAGGAGGAGGTGGATTATTAGGAGGTATGTTTAGTAGTATTTTTGGAAGAGCAAATGGTGGGCAAGTTAGCAAAAAAACTCCTTATGTTGTTGGAGAACGTGGCCCTGAACTTTTTGTTCCAAGTAGTAACGGTAAAATTATTTCTAACAATCAAACAGGTGGAGGAGGTGCAACTGTGAATGTAACTGTTAATGCTACGGAATCAAATGTAAGTGCTACTGGTGGAGAAGCAAAACAATTAGGATTGGCTATAGCAAGTGCCGTCCAGCAACAACTGGTCAAAGAACGTAGACCCGGAGGACTTCTCGCTTAAATTATGGCTGCTTTCCCAACAACAGTAAATCCAACTTACGGAGCTTCAAAAAATAGCACTCCCAAAATAAGGGCTGCAGAATTTGGTTCTGGTTATTCTCAAAGAACTGTTTACGGAATCAATCAAGACTTGAAAAATTGGCATTTTACTTGGGAAAATATTACTGAGACAAATGCTGATGAAATTGAGACCTTCCTTGAGGCAAGAGGTGGGGCAGAAAGTTTTGACTATCAACCACAAGGGGAAGCTGCTTCTAAAAAATATATTTGTGTTAATTGGTCGAAAAGTATTACATATCTAAACCGAGCAACAATTAACGCTACATTTTTACAGGTAGCAGAGGCTTAAAAATGCCGACAGTTCCTCAGTCGATACAAGAACAAATTCAAATGCTCGAACCCTCTGCGGTGATCGAGTTATTTCAATTGCATCTGAC